TTTTAATTAGACATATAAAACTGTCTGACTTTGGATAGGAATTCCATTTTATAAATAGAGAAAAAAAATGGGATCCGAAGATCCCACTAATAATAATCGTGCATTCCTGAATATGAATCAGTCAACGGATTGAACTTCCTTTGGAATGAACTCGTTGTTGACGTGTCCACATTCTGCACATTTGAAGATTGGTATTGGAACGAATCCTGGCTTACCTTGCCCTGTAAGGAAGGCTGAGACTCTTCTGATAACAAGTGCTTGTTCGAAGTAGGTTCCGTTACATTCTTCACATAAGACCGAAGTTGTTTGAGATATGTCGACATTTAGGTTACCTTGCATTATTTAGAGGCTTTCTTAGCTCTTGGCTTTCTACCTTTTCTTGGTTTACCTTTGACTGCACCAGCAATATCTCCAGCTTGATCTGCTACATCTTTTGCTGCTTCAACAACGTCTTTGAGCTCTTCTTTTACTCTTTTAGCTCTACGTTTCACTTCTTTTGCAGTATCCTCGACCTTGTCTGGAATACCATCTTTATCTTCGTCTTTGAATGCACCGAAGTATTTAGTAGCAAGCCAAATACCACCACCAGCAACAACTAAGACTGCGATAATAACTAAAATTGTGTTCATAAAAATTATTTTAAATTAACGTTAATATATATAAATATCTAAGAAAACCTTATTTAGACTTACTTAGATCAAGGGCTGATTTACGAGTTACCCAACCTCGTTGACCATATCTTTTTGCCATTTTATCGTAAAATCCTAATATACTTCTATTAGGTTTTTGAGACTCTCTATCATACTGTTCAGTTGTCATATTGAACTCCATTACGAATGCTTTACGAAGTTCTTCTAACTTATTCTTTTCATCTTTATCTCTATCTTCTTGTAATCTTTTTATTCTAGCTCCATCTATTTGAGTAGCTTCTCTATAAGTATCTTCATGTTTATGCTCTAACCACTTTTCATTCATTCTATGCTGAGTCAATTCAATCTCAAATTGAAAAGGTCCCATATCAAAGTCACCATTTTTTATCTTATCTCTCAGTTGAGCTAATTTATGCAAAGGAGCATTACGTAAAGTATATTGCCTCCACCACATAAATCTATCGTATTTTTTCTTATAAAAATTCTTCTTTAAGAACCTTTCTAACCATGCCTTACTATGTGTAGGTTTATACGGTAACATATTTAAATATAGTAATTATTTTTCAGACTACCAACTTAAATCAGGTCATTCTTACTAAAAAAATGTTCTATATCTTTTGTTAAACCAGCTTGTTTTTTTGCCCAACCTTGTACTGTATGGTGGATAAAGTAAGCTTGTCTTCTTGAACTATCTAAGTAAAAGTTTGAAGGATTCATTCCTCCATAAAAATTAAAATTAGGACCAAGATCTTCTATATGAAACTTTAACTTTCTAGCTCTCCAATTGAATACATTCTGTTCTTTTAACAAACCTAAATCTAAGCTAAAATCTATATCTGATATGTTAAATATTTCTCTGTGTTTTTTAGATACTAAAATTACACCTCCATTGTAATAGGTATCTTTCCAACCGTTTATATCTCCTAAGTCTTTTTGAATTTTTTTAATTTCAATTTTTGTATGTATAGATCTTAAGTAATTTATATCTTCCTTAACTCCATAAATATTTTTCTTATCAAAAAGAAAAAGGTTGGGAGTAGCTGGGTTAATAACTATATCAGCATCTAATCTTAATACTCTATCATAATCAGATAATACATTGTATATTTGGTTTTTTTCAAACCTCATATAATTGTATTTAAATGTTCCTACTATATTATAAATTGGTTTATCAATTATGATAAGATCAGACTTAGTCTTTTTAGCGTATGCCTCAAAAGAAACTAAAGTTGTTTCTATGATTTCTGGTATACCTATAGCTATTACTACAATTGCATTTTTCATATGTAATGATCATTTTTTAAATCACCATTTATGTTAAACTGTTTTTGAACCCATAATGCAAATTGTAAGTTACCTTTTTCATTCCAATGATAATCATCAACTATACCATTAGATGATGATTTATATGATTCAAATTCGTTCCACCTTTCTTCTCTATACGGAATATGGTTAAATGTAACATTTATACTTTTAAAATATTTACTAAAATCTAAAAATATATTAGAATAAAAATCAACAAAGTGTTTTGCATACTGTAACCTATGTAAGTATGTAAAATCTACTAACGAAGGTTTAAGTTCTTCTGATAAAAAATCATACCTATCTAAATTAGCAATCATACCTGCAGTTGTTGGAACTACTTTATCTAATTTTTCACTATATACTTCAGTTCTAATAGCATCTGTTTCTAATACAAATACTATATCACCTTTTTTAATTTTATCTAAACTAGAAATAATTTGCCATAATACAAATAGTTGAGATGCTCCACCTTTACCTTTATTTACATACTTGTGTTCTGGTAAACAAGAGTGGATAAGTTTAGGCCATATTTTGTCAGTATCTTTTAACTTATGACCTTCAGTAAATGAATCTCCAAAAAAATAAATACTATTTTTCATATAACAGAAGGATTTGCTAATTCAAATTTCCATCCTAGTTTAGAATAAATACTAATTAAATTATCTCTAACTGGTATATGAGTAGAATATCTCCATTGAGCTGCATCATCCATACCTCTTTCACCCATAGACATATCTTGCCAGGTATCTTTATCATTTCTATTACTATCTAAAACGTAAGTAGGAACACCCATCTTATAACATACGTACCCTAAATGAATATCTTCACCACTTATATCAGAATGAGTTTTATGGTTACAATAATCTCTTAATAATTCAGTTTTGAAAAAATAACCTTGACCACCCATGTCTACTTGTCTTGGTTTGTTGATATAAGACTGATGATCTATTCGTTCTTTTACATTATAGTTAGTTGAATCTTTTTCTAATATCATTCCATAACTAACAATACAAGAGTTGTTATTTTCTATAAAGTTAATGCATCTTTCAATATACTTCTTTCCTGGAAGAATATCATCATCGCATATAAAGATGTAAGGTGTCTTAAAATTAACTGATGAAGTAAATCTTTTATATAAAGGAGCACTTTTATGTTGATTATTATAAATTAATGCTGGGTAATCTAAAGTATACTCTTTACCAGTGTTCCAGTGTATGAATATATCTGATTTAACTGTTTGATTTTCTATAGCTTCTATTTGGGAATCTAAGTAATCTAATCTATCTGTTACCGTAAGAACTGTTGTGATCATATAACATGGGTTGCAATATCATAACCTAAGTAGATATGTAAAATATAATCAGATTGAACTTCTAATCTTTCATGTGGTACTTTAGTACCTCTAAAATAACATCCTTCTCCTATGCTTAAATTTACAGTTGTTGGAATATCATCATAAAATACTAAAAGATTATCTTGTTCATCAGACTGATCTACAATAATAGATATAGCAAATTCAGCAGCATTGTCTATATGTTTTGCTAATTTATCTCCTTTTTCATACAATCTGATTGCAGTATACTTACCTGTTAGTTTATATCCAGTTTCTTCCTCTAATATAGGTTTTACTTTATCTAAATATGGATATAAAAACTTAGGTAATCTAATAACTTTAGTACCTATAGCTTGATGATCTTCGACTATATCATCATATTCGTCCCAGCACTTAATTATATGCTTTCTTTCTGCTTCTGATAATATATTTTTTATTACATTCATATAGCAGGTTTAGTACCATACTCATCGATTACATACTGAAGATCTTTTGTAGGGTAAGCTCCAAACTCATCTAATGAAATATGTTCTCTATTTAATCTTTTATATGTTTCTATTCTTTCTATTGATTTTTCTAACCTACCACTCACCCATCTAAAATGGTCGATATCTATAAAATCATCAGAAGGTTCTATATTTTCTAAATGATGAGGTGATGTAAATTTTATATCATAAGGAAATAAACAAGGTTTAAAAAGACTTCTACCCCATTTACTTTTTTCACTAACTACAGGAAATTGTTCATTTAAACTTTTATCGGTAATAATAGATAAAGTAGAATCTAACGACTCTCTATCTCTTAATTTACCCCACACTATACCTTCTAAAGGTCTATCCCATATCTGATATTCATCTATATCTGCAGTTAAGATTAACCCTTCGGTTTGTAATTGGTTTAATTTATCCATCTTTTCCCCACAACTGAACTCTCCTATCCATGAGTGTATTTCGTATTTACCTTTTATAGGTTCTAACATGTGTTCAAATTTTGATGGGTAAAATTTATACTTTGAATGAAAAATAAATTTATAGTAATCTAAATTATCATAATGTTTTATAAAATGAGGTAAAAATGGTAAATCGTAATCTACACTAATACATGATGTTAATGTAATCATAATAATGTTTTAGAATCAACTCCTTTCCACCATACAACGAGACACTTTCTTGTACCTCTAGTGACTTTCTTTACTTCATGAAAATCTACCTTACCTCTATGAGTAACATAATCACCATTTCTTTTCATAGGGTGTTCTTTACCTTTAAAATAGTACTCACCTCCATCAAAATTATCCTCTAAAATAACTGTAAAAGTATAATCAGAAGGATCGGTATGGTTTGCAGCAAAGTCACCTTCATAGTAAGTAAGAGTATGTATGGCACTAACTTTATTTGAATCTTGACCTATAATATCACTTACAAACTCTTTTAAATCTGTATTAGTTAAACTATACAAAGTCATTGCAGATGAATTGATATGTAATTTTTTATCTTCTTTATATCCTGAATGATTATATTCTAAATCAGAATCAAAATACTTTCTGTAAATACCATCTGCATGTGTATCGTTAGTCTCAAATTCTTCTTTAGTAGCAAGTTTAGCTTTTGCAAGCAAATGTCTTAATGTAGTAAATTGTTCTGCGTTTAAACTTTTCATTTAGATGATTTTTTTACTTCTGTGTAACCACAGGTTCTAGCAACAAGAAACATTGGTTTATTCCATTCTTCTGCTTCATATGCTGCTTTATTATATCTATTAAACGACTCTTCAGTAATTTTTAAACTAGTTGCTAAAAATGTAGAATTAGGTCGAGGAGTTTTTTTAGTTACAAATAAGTTAATAATCCAACCTTTGTTTGAAAAACAATACGATACTGGTTTATCATTATAAAAAGCAAGTACAACTATGTAACCGTTTTTTATCCTTTCAATAACATCCTCTAGGGTAAACATTTGATCCCATTCAATATAAGAATTGAACTGATCTATCAATGATTGGAAATCTTCTAAATAGTACTGTAAAGAGTCAATATTATCAATAACTGTGTAAGTACATCCTAAATCTTCAAATGTAGGTGCTGTTGTTATTAACTCATCTTGTACTTCGAAAAATCTCACTATTCTCCAATATCCAAAATTTTAGCAGCCATACGAATTACATCTTCTTCATATTCAACAAGTAATCTATATGCCTTTTTTTTGATATCCGAAGTTGGATGTATTATAACTTCTCTATCTTCAATATCACCGCCAAAAGGTCTCCTTGTTACTGTTTCACCTCCATCTGGAGATTCATAAATAAAAGTACCAGCTGACGTAGCTGTTTGATTACTTTTCTTTTCTTCTTGCATTTCATGCCACTTTTTTACTGAATCGCTCATTTTATAACCATTTAAAATTATTACCCATATGCCCCCATTCAGCAGTTTTACTAAATGTAGGTTTCTTTAAATCTAAAAACTCTATTATACCTTTTGGAGATAAATCATAACCCAAAACTTCTTCTATATCTCCATCTATGATAGCAGTAGCTTCTAAAGGTTGATCATAACCAATAGCGTAAGCTAATCTAACCAATACTTCATTTGCCTGTCTTTCTTCTAATAACTTAACTGCAATATATCTAGCCATATAAGCTGCTGATCTATCTACTTTAGTTGAGTCCTTACCTGAGAATGCTCCTCCACCTAATGGTACTCTAGGACCATAGTTATCTACTGCAAGCTTTCTACCTGTTAATCCAGCATCAGCATCAAACCCTCCTACGAACCAATCACCAGCAGGATTACAATGAAGAGATTCTATTTCATAATCTGTATACCTAAAGAAAGTTTCTACCATCTTTACTAACTCTTCTGCAGGTGCACAACAAAACGATGCAACAACTCTTACTTTATTATCATCAGTTATAGTAACTTGAGTTTTTCCATCATATGGATACTCATTGTAAATAAACTGTGCTAATTTACGAGCTTGAAAGTACTCTTCCGGAACTTTATCCTCATTGTCGTTACAAGCATATCCTATCATAATACCTTGATCACCAGCACCTCCTGTATCTACTCCTTGTGCTATTTCAGATGATTGTTTAACTATGTTTACTTGAACTCCTATTTCCTTACCGTAAACTTCTTTTACGATAGAGGGTACGTCAACCCATGCATTTGTTGTAAGTTCTCCTGTTACTGTAATGATACCATGACCTCCCATAGTTTCAATTGCAGCTCTTGTATTAGGGTCTTGCTCTAAACAAGCATCTAATATTGCGTCTGATATTCTATCACAGATCTTATCTGGATGATTTGGT